CGTTGTAAGAAACGGAGGCACCGGCATTCCAATCGCCAGCTGTACGACCACCAAAGGTAAGGTCATAAGCTCGTACTCCACCAGCACCAAAGACAGCATCAGTATCTCCAGCCCCAACGTTACCAAAGTTCTGTAAATCTGAAGCAACGATGTCATCAATGCTAGTAAAACCAGCACGAGCATAAATCGCTATACCATCCCCATCAATAGGTGCCTGTGCGAAGTCAGCCGAAACAGTAACCGTTCCACCTGAGATGGATTCAACTACACGGGTATTAGCACCAGCGGAACCAACATCCCACAATCCAGCAGCAGAAACAGCGGATTTGTCATAGTGAACAACCGTATCACCAATCTTAAAGTGCTTTGCTATAGCAATGGGAACCGTGAAGGAAGAAGCACCACCCCCAGAAAGAAGATAGCAAGAGCCAGCAAGCCCTTCCTCATTGATTTCTTTCACATGGTCGAGTTGAGCATGTTCGTTCTCCATTGCGAGAACATCTCCAATACCACCTTCCATCTGCGCCGTAAAGACTGACTTCACGGAAGCACCGAAGGTCGTTGAAACGATACGAGGCAAGCTCGATATAGTCTCAATATTGGAAACGTCCACTGTTGGGAGTCCACCTGATTCAGAAACAGGAGCAGACCGGTTTGCACCACGGTCTGAACGGACACGCCAACCAGCTGTATTGCCCCAGACTACTCTGGGAATTGCATTAAAAAACCGTGTCTGGTTGTTCAATGCCTGCCAAACTTTACGACCATAAGTCGTATTGAAAATGCCCGTCGCTGTATCTACGGTGAAACCACCTACGTCACCCTTCTGTAGCATGTCATTCCCGAAGACCGATGCATACATACCACGTTGCGACTGAGCTAGATATTCTGCAAGTGATGGATTAGCCATAATTATTATCTCCTTATTTTTAGCTTAGAAGCTCACGGGGAATTCCGTCTGTTTGCCCAGCCTGAACACGGGTTTGAATCTCCCGCAATTCTTTGTAAGATAGGTTAGCCAATTGGTCAACCGTATCTCCTTCAGACTGTTGTTTAACAATCGGAGTCGTTCCGTCAGTTCCCAAGTCATACGAAATTTGTCGAGGAGCCTGCAAGCCAGTCTCTTCACGGAAACCCATCTTCCGCAAACGTTCCTCAGATTCGTCTTGAACCTGCTTGGAAATATTACCCTCAACATTGGACAACTGCAATTGGAGGTCATTCAATTGCTTAGTTAGTTCTTCTACAGACTTATATCCATGCCCAGCTTCTTTCTTGTCATCATCATTTTCTGGAGTTTCCTCTTCAGCGGGATGATCTTCCTCATCGTCTTTTGTCTCTTCTTTTTGCATAGCCTGGATAGTGGCTTGAACATCCTCAATCTTACGAGTAGCATCTACCTGTTTAGCAGAATCATCTGCATCATTACCAGTAGCTACTGACGCACCGGAACGTACTTTAGTTCCATCTACATCCAACCCGTTGTCGGCCTTAACCATATCAAATACTTCGGCAGCAATAGACTTAACCCATTCTGCTTTCTCTATTTTGGCAATATTCTTTTCCTCTTCCTCATCTTCGTCTTGGTCTGCTTTAGACAAACGCTCGTCCATTTTACGGAGTACGTCTGCCACCGCAGCGAGGGCCAAATTACTACCCTCCATTTGTTTCTCAATCCGTCCCAAAATCTCATCAGCCATAATATAGAATCCTCCTTTATAATACCTGCTATTAATAAAGGTTGGTCTAAGCCACCGCCGACCTTCATTATAGAAATGCCTATGTTATTATACTACAAAAATAGAAAAAACCTAATAAAACTCTGTTTTAATCATAAATTTCTAAAGGTTTTCCAGCATTAAGCTTTAGTATATCGTTACGAAAATCATACAAAGGTACTTGTACAAGCTTCTTAAATTTTTCACACTGAGTACCTTCAGGCATGGAAGCTTCAATCAAGTCTAGAACTTTGCCTACCATACGTGAATGCCTAGCTAAAATAAATTCTTGGTCTTCTGTTATATTCAACTTTTCAGTCATATTAACCTCCTTCTTCTCTAGTCTAAGCTAGTTATTTGTATCTTATCTGGTAGTATTCCTGTTAGGTCTGTGCCCATAGCCGCTTGTATACTACGTTGAACAAATGGATTTCCTGGCCTACCAGCCTGTGCCATAATACGCCACGGGCCTTTTGCATCACCCGCTAATGCAGGAATTTTTACAGGTCGTTGTCCCCCAGAATAGGTACGAGTTACCCAACGTAAAGTACCATGATATCTCTGTCTATGGGAACGTGTCCACTTATCTGTTAGGGGTGGGTCTATCCCCTTCTCAATATCAAGTGCATAAAGAGGGCCAACTATATCGAATTCAGATGGCCCTACTTGATGTATGTTAAGATTACGTACAAGATTTCCTGTACTGCTAGGTGCATTCTGTGTTAGTGCACTTTCACAAGCTGCTACTATTGCATTAGCAACAGGGCCAAGTACTTGTCTTCGTAACTCTTCCGTTAAAGTTCCCATGTTTTACAACACCTCTATGTATTAACTTCTGTCTACCCAGACAGACGGTAACGTATCATTAAATTTATTGGTAGCCCCATCATACCTATTTAGGTATATTACTTCTTTGCCTATGTATCCATATTTAGGATGCCAATACGTAACCA